TAAAGTATTTGTAGGGTTCATGATACTATTGCTGGCTATTCTATGCATAGTATCTCTATTCACTGGATGTGACTCAGGATGGAGTGTGTGTGGCTGGGAAGTTAAATAATGGTAAACCTGCTACCGCCAGAAGCTTTAGGGGAACTCTCGTGGATGATAACATGGTTTTCTCTTTCCGAATTAAATGGCTCGGACAGATTTTGGTTTTGTGTGGGATGCTGGTTTATGGTTATTGGAATATCGTCGCACGCATTGAAGCCCTTGAGGACGGGATGGTTACTTCGACTGCCCAAATCGCTGAATTGGTTGATAGACATATAATAGATGAACAGCAAAGATATGCTAAAATGGAAGAAGAATTACAATGGTATCAAAAAGAACTAAATCTAAACCCGCTAAGTTGGCGAAAGAAAAAAAAGAGGTGAGGGCTATGTCATGGAGTGAGATTTTAGCCAAGATTAACCATTATGTAAGTGTACATGGTAAACTTCCGGGTAATTAAATATAGTGCAAAGTTTTATAGATATATATTTACAAGCAGGAGCCGCTGGTCTGGTTTGCATTCTGTTTGCATTCATGATAATGAACTTAATACGAAGCCAGAGAGAACAGACAGATGATTTGGATAGGATTAAAAATGATATTACAAAATTGGCTACCGAAATGAGTAACTCCCAAAGTATAGTAATTAAACTCGTTGACAGGATGAACGTATCAGATAACCAGAGAGAAAAGTTTAATATTGATATTATCAAAGAAATTAATGACCTCAGTGATGTGATGATGGAAGTTAAAGGTAGCGTGAGCAGGATAAATGGCAAATAGAATGACAGTAGCGGAATATAGGGCTGAGAATACTGCTCGTCTTGTTAAATTAGAAGAGCGTCAGATTAGCATCTTTAAAGCGTTGCAACGCATTGAAAAGAGTATTGAAAAAATCAATGGGCAGGTTCAGGAGAATAAAACTAATTTAACCAAGATAGGTATGGTTGGTTCAATTGGGATTCTTGTAGTGCCTTTAATCGTGTCAATAATAATGAGGTTAGTGTAATGAGTGAATGGGTTAGTTGGACAAATGCCTTCTATTTGGGTGGTGTTATTGTAGCTGGTATTGCTACTCTCGTAGCTACTAAATATAAGAACATAGTCAAAGAATGTGTTGATGTCTTTAAAAAATTAGAAGAAGCCTATGCAGACGGTAAACTTACCAAAAAAGAAAAAGATGCTGTTATGAAAGAATTAATTGACGTAGGCAAAGCAGTTCTTAAAGCAAAATGGGGTTTATTTTAAGTGAATCACAGACAGGTTCGTAAACTTATTGATTACGTTCTTACTAAAATCGGTCTTGGTTCGGAGCTAGCATCTGAGCTGGTCTTTTTAACCGGCCTTGCTGAATCCCGGTATGAATATATAAGACAAATTGGAGATGGCCCTGCCTTTTCACCTTGGCAAATAGAAATAGCAACAGCTTATGATACTTGTAAAAACTATCTTGCATATAGGGCCGAGCTAGCAGAGAAAATAGCAGATGTACTTTTTATTTCTCCAGAATTATTAATAGAACCCGATAAAGAAAAGCTTCAAGACCTGTTGTGGATGAATTTCGCGGCTGGTATTGTTTTTTGTAGATTAAAATATAGACGCGTTCCTAAGCCGCTTCCTACAACGCAGGAGGAATGTGCTATGTACTGGAAAAAATGGTACAATTCTGATTTGGGACGCGGGACTGTTACACACTTTCTTGAGCTAGCGGACAAACGCAAAGACAACAAATAGCGAGGTAGCTTGTGTCTGAAAAACATGGGTCATATAATGTTGGCCCTATGAAAGACGCTGACGGCAATACTGTAGTATGCCCAAGATGCAATGCGACTAATATTCGTAAAGACGGATGGCAATATTGGAAAAATAATAGAAAACGACAAAGATATTTTTGCAATTCGTGTAGTAGGAAGACAATTGCCCCAAAAATAACTGAATTAACTCAGTTTACCATCTCTGATATCCCCATAGAAGAGATGAATATTGAAGATGTTATAGCTTATCGTAACAAGCGTTACGAAACAAAAAGCTACGCCAGAAAAAAGAAAAAACTAATTAGGGTCGATGTGCATACCAAGGGGCCAATTGGTATTGTTCATTTTGGAGACCCGCATGTGGATGATGATGGCACTAATATTTCAGAGATATACTCATTATGTGATTTAGTTAATAGCACCGAAGGTTTATTTGCTGGTAATCTTGGCGATGTTCAAAATAATTGGATAGGCAGACTATCGCATTTATATGGTCAGCAATCTACAACAGCCAAAGAGTCTTGGATGCTAACTGAGCATTTTTTAAGAAGAGTGCCTTGGATATATTTAATTGCTGGAAATCATGATATATGGACAGGCGATGGAGACCCAATAGAGTTTATTATGAGAGACCATGTAGGGATGTATGAGGCGTTTGGTGCTAGGATGAATCTTGTATTCCCTAATGGTAAGGAAGTAAGAATTAATGCCAGACACACTTTTAAAGGCCATTCTATGTGGAATACAGCCCATGCCGTCAGCAGGGCCGTGCAGACAGGTTGGCGAGACCATATTTTAACCTGCGGACACACCCATGTGTCTGGGTATCAGGTGCTAAAAGACCCTGCTAGCGGGCTAATTTCACATGCGCTGCAAGTTGCGTCTTTTAAAAATATAGATAAGTTTGCAGATAAAATGGGTTTAGATGATAAAAACATATTTAATTCTCCGGTTACTATCATTGACCCTAGCTACGACGACGATGACCGTAGATTAATCACAACAATTTTTGACCCAAAAGAAGGCGCTGAATTTTTAACATATAAAAGAAAAGCTTGGAAAAGTAAAAAAAAGCCATTGTAACTTACTCTTAATGTGCTTAAATTAAGTGTACTTATGCCTAATGTAGCTAATTAATACATTGTAAGGAGTAGTTTTGCAAGAATTTTTAACTGTAACAGAAGTGTCTTCTAAGCTTAAGGTTTCCGTTCCCACTGTTAGGAAGTATATAAAATCCGGCAAATTGAAGGCTCTTCGGCTTGAAAGGGTTTATCGAATTTCTAAAGTAGACCTTGATGATTTTATTTACAGCTCAAGTCAACGCCCTGTTGTTAATATTAATTAATTGTTCTGAACTTTAGTGAAGAACAATTAATTAATAATTATGAACAACAATGAAAAAGCAAATCCAGACAGCACGGGGTCACTGTGCTAACTACAATAACGGTAAATGTGTGGGCGCAATGTTTAATAGGGATGAAAAAAATACTTTACATACTTGGATTGACCCTAAATATGCAGGGAAACAATGTGTGCTTGAGCGTCAAGATAAACAATGCCCATATTTTAATAACTTCGTTGTACCCGGAATATCAATAGACTCGAAATGGAAATAGAAGACATACTGAAAATGCGGATTGAGAGAACTGAGAAAACAACAAAAAAAGACGTGGATGATTTCTTTATTAGGATATACGGCATAGCTGAAAGCCTTGGGTTTAAGGTTGTGATACCAAAAGAGCAAAGGGAAGTAACCGTTAGCCGTACAACAGAAAACAAATGGGAGAAAAAATGAACATCGAAATGATTGAAGAGCAAAAGGATATATTTGAAGAACTTGATAATGTGCAGGATAAGTGGCGGATGGGTGATGAATTTAAAGAAATCCACATAGACCGAATGCTTTTTAAAATTGGAGAATTGGAGCAGGAAATTGAAGAATTAGAATCTGCCAAGGAAGACTCGGTAGAGTTTTATAATCGCCGTATAGACACCGTTAAGGCCCAAATAAAGGCACGTTCTATGCGGATGGAGACCTATTCAATGGCACAGGCAGAAGTTACTGGCAAAAAGACGATAAAAGTGCCGAACGGCACTCTGAGATATGTCACTCGAAATAAGCCTATTTGGCCTGAAGATAATGAATCGCTATTGAAATTCAGTTGGGATAATGATATCCCCACCAGAGTGACAGAAAAACCAGACAAAAAAAGCATCCTTGAGCATATTAAGGAGTCTGGAGATTGCCCTGAAGGATTTAAGGAAGAAGAGGTCAATAGCTTTACATTCAAAACCAACTAACCGAGGCATCCCTAATGATTGGAAGATACGTAGACCCGTCAATATTACGGACTAGGACAGTTGGCTTTCTGATTAATTTGCTTAACAAATGCGCTGAGCAAATGTATAAAAACGAAAAAGCCGACAAATTAAAAAATGAAATCGAGAGCCTAGAAGGGTTGAGAGATAGGGAATGCCGGAAAGGAGCCAAGAGAATACATTATGGCAGTTAATATACACGGTAAACAGTACGTTCTTGTCGCTGAAAGAGTGGAACTATTCCACGAAAATTACAGTGGCGAAAATACAAGTATTGTCACCGAAATAATAAGAGATGACGGTGAAGTAGTCGTCATGAAGGCCACCGTCTCTGTCAATGACCAAATATATACAGGACACGCTCAAGAAGTGTATGGGAGTAGTATGATTAATAATACTTCCGCCCTTGAGAACTGTGAGACATCAGCCATAGGCCGTGCTTTAGCTAGCGCAGGTTTCGGCGGTGGTGAGTTTGCTTCAGCAGACGAAGTTGCTAATGCTATAACTCAGCAAAAAAACGGTAATAACAAGAAACCTAAGCCCGCGAAAAAGGAAGAGCCGGTGAATGAAAAAGAACTGGATTGGAATGATTCCATGCGAGATAGAAAACTTGGCTTTGGCAAGCATAGTGATTTAGCGTGGCGTGATGTGGATAATGGATATTTGAGATATCTTTCACAATCGGAAAACAATAGCGGGAATGACAGAAATAAGATATTTGCTACTGCTGAGATAGTGGCCCGTGCATCATCCGAATTAAGTAGGCCGACAGCTAAAAGCAAAGAGAAACGCTCTGACACATTGCTAGTAAGCATTAAGAATCTTATGAAGCGTGTAGGCGAGGAAAATAGCAAGCGATGGATTAAGGATAAGATTGGAGACAGGGGAATAAAGGAGTTGTCTAGCGGTGAACAGGAGAAACTGTTCTCTGAGTTTTCAGAATGGGCAGAAAGGACAATAGCCGAGCGTACGTCACCCATACCCTTAGAAACAGCAGTAAAAAAAGACCTAGAAGAACATTCGCAAGCGGATAGCCCTGAGTTGCCGTTCTAATGAGACATACTCAAAAATCAATCATTCTTGACCACTTAATGAAATCGGGTAGCATAACGCCTGCTTATGCTTATGAAAATTATGGTGTGTACAGATTATCTGCTGTTATTGAGGTTTTGCGTAAAGAAAACCATAATATTGAGACAAAAATGATGAAACATTATAATGCGAATAGGGGGAAAACTTCCCAGTACGCTAAATATGTTTATCATAATATCGAAGTCGGCGAAACATTCGAGATGGCTTTTGGCTAGTCGGTCTAAGGAAAAGGGCAACCGCTTTGAGCGTGAGATTGTTAATATTATTAATGATGCTGGTCACGGAGCTATACGAGCTTACGCTAGCAACGGCCTTAGTCTCGGTGAAGGTGAAGAGTGTGATATCAAAGCAACCATCAATGACGATGTTTACAGGATACAGGCTAAGGTTCGCAAGAATATAGCCAATTGGATTATCCCGAATACAAAGGAAGTTGATATTCAAGTTATTAAACAAGACAGGGGCGAGCCTTTAGTGGTGCAACCCCTGTCTACATGGTTGGAGGATAAAAATGTTCATAGTTGAGATTGCACAATGGGTGCTTGACCTGTTCATTATTTGTCTAAGTTTTGCCTTTCTCGGCATAGGTGTATTAACAAGTGCATTCGGGATTATATTCTTCCATGAATTGTACGTAAAAATATTCCGATGAAGATTGGTGAAGAAGTTAGTGCGCGTTATCCCACACCGGAAAATGAGTATGAAATAGTGTCAGGGAAAATA